TGAGGTTAAGATAGTTGATGACAGTAAGTAGCATCCAGACAAACAAAGTATTTAGACATCTTGAAGAAAGCACGGCTAAAATAGTAGTGCAGCAGGGAGGCACTAGATCAGGCAAAACCTTTAACATTCTGCTTTGGATCATCTTTGCTTACTGCCAAAGGAACGAGGGTAAAATAATCACGATCTGCCGAAAGTCTTTTCCTGCTTTGAGGGGTACGGTGATGCGAGACTTTTTTCAGATCCTCAAGGATCATGACATATACTCGGAAGACTACCACAGCAAGAGCAATAACGAATACAAGCTAAACGAAAACACAATCGAGTTCATAAGTTTAGACATGCCTCAAAAGATCAGGGGTAGAAAGCGTGATCTACTTTTTTGCAATGAGGCAAACGAATTGACGCAGGAAGATTGGACTCAGCTTCTGTTCCGTACAAATGAAAAGGTGATTCTGGACTACAATCCATCTGAAGAATTCCATTGGATCTATGATCAAGTGCTGACCCGTTCGGATGTGCAGTTCTTCCAGACTACCTACAAGGATAATCCATTTTTAGGCGATGTAATCAAGGAAGAAATCGAAAGGCTTAAAGGGATAGATGAAAACTATTGGAGGGTCTACGGACTTGGTGAACGGGGACAGGCTAGATCCTTGGTATATACTTTCAGTACCACAAAAGAAATACCAAAGGAAGCAAAGCTGATCAGCTATGGACTTGACTTTGGCTATAGTTCAGATCCAACTTCCCTAGTTCGCACGTATATTTTAGGAGACGATATGTACGTGGACGAATTGCTATATCGCACCGGGATGACTAACCAAGACATAGCAAACGAAATGAAAGTTCTGGGGTTGGATCGGAGTAACGAAATCTATGCAGATTCAGCAGAGCCAAAAAGTATAGAAGAGATCTACCGGATGGGATGGAATGTAAAGCCAACTATCAAAGGATCTATCAACATAGGGATTGACATCATCCGAAGATACAAGCTGCACGCAACCGAAAGCAGTTTCAACTTGATCAAGGAACTCAGGAACTACAAGTACATCGAAGATAAAAATGGGATATTAACCAACAAGCCTGTGGATAATTTTAATCACGCACTTGACGCACTTCGCTATTCGGTAGTAAACAAGATTTCAAAGAGCCATTTAGGTAGGTACTCATTCAGATAGAAACATAAACCAAACAAAATATATTTAGAATCATGTGGGATAAATTAACCGTTGGGCAGTTCATAACCTTGTACGATATCGAGGCAAGCCAAAACCTAAACATCATCGAAAAGCAGCAGAAAATGCTTGCGGTGATCGAGGGTAAAAATGAGCGGGAGTACGATGACTACAAGTACCGGGATCTAATCCATGAGTACGGGGAGAAGCTATCTTTCTTCAACAACATCCCTGAGTCAAAGCCTGTAGACTACTTGCAAACCGTAACAAATAGATACAAGTTTTGTTACGAACTACAGGAAATCACAGCAGGGCAGTACATCGATATCCTATCCTTTAGCGGTGAGATCATGCAGTTGAATAAGATCGCTGCCTGCTTCTTTCTACCCATGGAGGGTGACAAGTACAAAGGCTATGGGTTAGTGCCTCATGAGGTAGTCGCAGATGATTTGCTAGATGCCAACTTCTTGCAGGTTTACGGGTGCATGCTTTTTTTTTGTCAACTATTCAACGAGTTAATCGGCAGTACCATAACCTACTCAATTCAGAACAAGGAGATGGCGGAGAAAGCAGCCCGTTTATGGCACGCTGGGGTTGGATCTACAGCACAAAACAGGTGGCAGACTTCAACAACATAACGGTGAATAAGGCTTATGATTTACGGGTAGTGGAGTATCTAAACTGCCTAGCATATTTGAAGGATTACAATAAACACAAGGATCTCGAATACAAGAAATGGCAGTTGCAACAAAGGAACAGGTAGAAGGACTAGTCAACATCGGAGGCAGGAGGCTGAAGGGTAACGAATTTGTCGCTGCCGTAGAAGGGCAACTTGTTAAAAATATCACGGATGCCATGAATAAACTTGGCATTTCGATAGTAGATAACCTAGCAAAATATGCACCCGTAGATCAGGGAAAGTTAGCAGGTTCTTTTAGGGTTTTAAAAGTAAGCGAAACGAAGACCGGGTACCGGTTAGAAATTAGCGTAGGTGCTGAGTATTCAGATTACCAAGACAAAGGGGTAAGGGGTATCCAGAACAGGCGCAAGACCTACAAGAATGCTGATGGTAGATTCTATCAATTCAAAACCTACGGGATGCCTGTTGAAGCCTTGCAAGGTTTAGAAGGATGGATGAAGCGTAAGAACATGGAGATCGAAGCAACAAACCTAATCGAAGGAAGACAGATGTTACCACAGATTTCAACTAGCGCAAAGAGGCTAGCATACTACATTAAAAAGTACGGTATTGAAGGAAAGATGTTTGTGAAGAAATCAATTGACGAAGCAACCCCTGAATTTAACATCGACATTCAAAACATTGGATTTAACTCCTTGACCTTAAAGATAAGCAAATGATAACCCTAGTAGAACCTACCAATAGTATCCTGCCTGCATTCAATCGCATTAACTACACGATCAGCAGCACCAACGCAAACCTCTCAGGGTTTAAGTATGTGGTCAAAGTTTTTAATACTGCAAACGAATTGATCACTCAGGCATTCTATGACTCCCCGGCTAACCCTGCGGATTCTGTTGAGTTTGATGTCAGTAAATTTGTATCTGTAAACTTTACCTACTCAAGCGGATTCTATCAGGTAGCAACCTCAGCTAGCAACACCAACGTAATCAAAGGCTACTATCTTAAATGCTATGAGTACTACGAAGTTGCAGGGGTATTCCAGATCGTATCAGCTTCCGAGGTGGTAAGTGCTACGAAGTATGCCTTGGCTGCTTCTTTTCCATTACTAGAATTTGATCTATGGTATTCAGTATTTACTGGAGTTACCTTTGCAAATTATTTAGAATATACTGGAGAAAGCTATACGGAATACAGGCCTTTAACAGATTGGACTTCAATAAAGCTAAGGGAAACAGATTCGCAAATATTTGGCTTTCTAAATACAGGTCTCTTGACTAACTGCGAACTGCTAGTCACCTATGCAAACGCTACTACATCGACCTACTACATTACTCCTTCAGCCGTTGCTACTCCTAGCGTGACCTACATCAAGATCACACCTTTGACCTATGGCGGAAGCATAGATAATATTCAGGTCTTTGCGAATTGGAATAACGGATCAGCAAGAAGGGCAAAATTTGCTACTATCTTCATTCAGTCCTGTGGTAAGTTTGATCCTATGCGATTGGCTTACCTAAACAAATACGGGGTTTATGATTTCTTTAATTTTGACCTAGTAAGCAAGACTACCTTCGATGTTGAAAAGAAAGGATACGAGCGGAACTACACAGGCAGCATCTATGAATCGGACGGGATCAGGGTAAAAAATATTAACCCGATTTACTACACAAAAGAAACTCAAAAGTGGAAGATTATAAGTGACTATTTAACGGATGCACAAGCCGAGATCCTGCGGGAGTTGTACTCGTCCCCATTGGTCTACATGAATTTGGTAAATGATAATTACATCAACCCATCATGGATACCTGCGAAGCCTACAGCGACATCCTACGAAGTTAAAAAGACAGCGGTGGACAAAGTATTCAATATTGAACTAGACCTTGAATTTCAGCTTATAAACAATCGACAGGTAATATGAGCGCAAGACTATTTGTAGAAGGCTATGAAGCCGACACCCTTGGTGATATCGATGTAGAATTTACCTTTTCGGTTGCGGATATTAGCGACATCGAAAGAAGGAATACTAGCTTTTCTAAAACTTTAACCCTGCCAAGTACTGCAAGAAATCAGCAGCTATTTGGAAACATCTTTGACATCTCTGTAGCAAATGATATTATTGCAGGGGCGAACATAGGGCAAAACTTTAACCCGGCAAATCAGGCGAAAGCGCAAATCTTTCTAGACAACGTGAAGATCTTTGACGGTGTTTTAAGGATGTCTAAGATCAGCAACAAGAGCGGTGATATAGTTTACGAGGTGAATATGTTTGGAAGGCTCAGGGACATCTTAGATGCCTTGGGTGACCTTACCCTAGCAGACCTTGACTTCGATGACTATGATCACACCTACAATCAGGCAAATATTGAAGCAAGTTGGGCACGGACAGAATGGGTATCTGGGGCGCAGAACTATGTCTACCCTTTGGTCGATTACGGATACAGCGCAAACAATATAAACTACCCTCTAAAAAACTTTAAGCCTGCGGTATTTGTAACTGAGATTCTAGAGCGAATATTTGAGGAAGCAGAATTTGAGATTCAGGAACCAAAATTTTTTGAATCTTTCTTTTTTAAGAAGTTGATTTTGTTGACTGCTGAAAAGAGCATCACTAGGGAAGTTCTGAATTTGCTGCACCAGACTACAGCACTACTGACTCAAAATGTCGCAGCAGTGCCTTCCTTTTCACAGCTACTAGTTTTTAACAGCGTATCTGCGCCTAGCTTTACGATTAACGGTGCAGCAAATAGGTTTACATACAATAAAACGCAGGCATTAAATACAGGGATAAACTTAAATTTAAGCCTTAGCCTAACTTCTTTGGCAACATTTACAAAGAACCTTTGGACTGTTCAGATTTTAAAAAATGGGACGCAAATTTTGTCTGAAAGTGAGACAGTAACTATAGTGCCACTAGGGGGAACATATACTTACAATTTTGCAATTAGCGGAGGCATAACCCTTGCATTAAATGACTACTTCGAAGTAAGGTTAACAGCTACGGCTGTAGGTGGTGCGGGTTATAATGCGAACATCCAGACCGCAATAACAGTAGCACCTAGTGGCCCTTTGAAGATTGGTAGCACAATACCTGTGGCGGTCGATGTGGTGGAGGGTGACACGATGAAGATCGAGTACACAATGCCAAAGTCAATGAAGCAGCGTGACTTTCTTAAGTCCATTATATCAATGTACAATTTGTACATTACTCAGGATAAGTTGCAAACAAATGTTCTAGAGATCATTCCGTATAATGAGTTTTTCAAAACCTTTAAAGATGAGGCACTTGATTGGAGCGACAAGTTAGATGTATCCCAAGAAGTAACCATAACCCCTTTGAGTGAATTATCAGCAAAGGAATACAGGCTTATGTTTGACGATGATTCCGACTATTGGAGTCAAAGCTATAAGACCAAATTCAATGAGGGGTACGGGGAGAAACGAGAAATTATTCCAAATGATTTTGTGACAGAAACCAAATCCGTTAAGGTAGTTTTTGCGCCTCCTGTAATGCGGGAGGAAGCAGCGGGTAGGGTGATGGTTCACCTATACAAAGTTGAGAATAACGTAAAGATTCCAGACAACTTCAAGCCTAGAATAGTATTCTTTTCCCCTAACACACCAAGCCCAACATCGTGGCAGATTCAATATGCAGCGGGCCCAGTTACCTATAACACATACCCTTATGCGGGTCACGTTAACAGCTTAGTAGATCCTGCTTTTGATCAGCTATTCCACTATCCTAAAGAGGTCTATTTTGCTATCGGGGCTTACCCTGAAAATTCAAACCTTTACACGGAGTACTACGATCAGCTAATCACTTCGATAGGTGACAGGAATAGCAGGTTACTTGAGGGATATTTCTACCTAACTCCTACAGATATTTCAAACCTAGATTTCAGGACAATCATAAAAGTAGGCAATCACTTCTTTCAGTTGCAAAAGGTGGATAAATACAACCCAATCGCAAACGGGCTAAGCTATGTTTCACTATTCAAGATACTTGGCGAACTTCAGCCTGAAGATTTTGATTACATCCTATTGGAGAATGACTTCTATATGTTACAAGAAAACGGGTCAAACAAGTTTTATATTTAAGAATTATGGCAGATAAGCGAATAAGTCAACTAGT